AAAACTAACACACTCAAAATTTGCCAATTTATAAAACTAACACACTCAAAATTTGCCAATTTATAAAACTAACACACTCAAAATTTGCCAATTTCAAGCTACTCACTTCACAGACTCCCAAATCCCCAATTCATCCCCCGCACCGTTCACCAAGTATTTATTCCCAAGAAAGGAATTCACAAATGAAAGAAGTTGCCAAAAAGGTTGCCAAAGATGTGCGCGGCTGTATCATGTCCAGGAAAGGAGCATCCATAACAGAGATTATCAAGATGGCGCCATCACTCAAGGATTTGCCAGAAGCAAAAGCCAGAAGGAAGGTTAGGAGGGCAATCAACACTTTAGAGGGCTTCGGAGTCATTGTCGCCAGGCATCACATCAAATAATCAAGAATCAGCGCACACACTATCAAACTCATATACTCGCCCATATGAGGAAACAGAAGAAAGAGACATGTCATGGTGATAGGTGATTTCACATATTGTATCATATGCAATACAAGGGTGGAACGAACAAAGCCGTGCCCCAAATGCAGGGCAGTGACGCCTACTCCGGTCCCCAGCTCAATACCGTTATCGCCCAATGCTTTCGCTGACCATATTCGCAAAAACGGGGTCAACAACGGAACAGTGGCCATGAAAGGAGAAAAGAAGTATGATATTGACGATTGGCCTCCAAAAGGTATTGTAAGCGTGGACAAGACGCGGAAGGAATGCACGAGGGACATCAAGTCTCCCTCCCTCGGTACGCGTTCCAACAACTCGTCCACTGATGGGGCGAAAGATGTTCCTCTGCCATCTAAACGGAAAACGCTTCCGCCACCGCTGCCCGTAAACAGACAAAGAAACACGCCTAGTCCAAAGCCTAGCCAACCCCTTGAATCGAGGAGTAAGGGTTTGCCTACGCACACTCTCGCTGCCGCAATCGAGAAAACTACATATTGCTTGCGTTGTACGGGTAAGCTCCCAACACCAGAAACTCCTTGTCCTCGATGTGCCGTTGATCGGGCAGCCCTGACGATGAACGCGCTACGGTATGCAGGAGTGCACCAGCTGGCAGATACAATTCAAGACCTCTTGAAGATAATAAAGGACACGAGAAAGGTAGGGATAGGATGAAGATGTTTGGCAAAACGGTGTCGCTGACGTGGGCAGCGCTTATGATGGCCGTGGTCTTTATAGAGGTTAGCGATGCTGCGCCGGCACACGACCCACCGACCACGCCTTTCAATAACGTGGAATGGTGCGCGATACAGGGTATGCTTCTTGGCTGTGAGCGAGGAAGCATCATGCGCTTACAAGATGAAATCTGTACGTGTATTAGCAAAAACAAGAGAATATACTGGATGTTAGGTGATTAGATCAAAAAAAGTTGTCAAAGAGGCAAAAAAGTTCTTGACCATGTGTGGCAAACTCGATTATTATGAGACTATGAACACAACAACCAACACCCCCAGCAACGACGCTATCAACCTTGACACGCTGATCGTCCCCACGGGATACAGCGTCAGCAACCGCAGCCGTCAACTCAAAAAAACGGCAAAAGCCCTCGCCAGCTTCATTCCGGTGACCCCAACAAGGAGCAAGCTCGATGAAAATCACGGATTTCAATCGCACGATATTCGCTGGACAGAATAGTGCGTTCAAACTCGAATTCAAAATCACCCTTGATAGCTATATCATCGAAAGCAAAAACCCAAACGTTGTTAATTACACAGCGAGCGTTTCCGTTTGTGACCCTGAAAACGAGGACAAGGCAATCCCAATAGGCATATCTCCGTTCAAGGTGGGATGGAAGTTGATAGACGCATCAACGGAGAAAAACGCCTTGGCCGTGGGTCAATTTTTCTTCTCTATGATCAAGAGGGGAATATTTGATGAAATAGTCCATCGGGTTGGCCGCATTGAACCGCAATGGGAAGAATGAAATACTTCTGTCAATCTTGCTATCATGTATTCAAGATTGACAAGGAAAGTCGTTGTGCCATTTGCGCCGTAAAACTTCAAAGCTTGGAAGTGCTTTGCTAAACACATGCAGACGTGAAAAGATGAAAATGGAGAAAGAGGTAAGGAAGATGTCGATGTCAAGGAGTGAACGCAGGCTGCTTTTGCTTATTTCGGCCATGGTTCAAACTCACATGAACGAGAAACTGGAAATGCTGGAAGGGTTGTTGAGTATCGGGAAAGTTCTCGATAAAACTTATCAGGAGTCAATTGTCAAACCTATGAAGGATTTGACCAGAATCGAGAAGATTTCCAAGGAACTTCAAATCAAGTACAATGAAGAATACAAGGACAGAAGTTGGGATAAGTTGTAATGGCGTAAGATATGGATGACGTAATACAGTGCCATAGGTGTCAGGGAACGTACAAGCCTCGACACTTCCAATCGTGCCCGCATTGTGGCGTTCAGGCCATCCAACAGAAGGCCCAACAGGCTATCCAAAGTTTCTACTTTCCAGATAGCATAGAGTTGAAGAAAAATCCTTGCGAGCATTGCGGAGGAGCCCGCAAATGGGATGAAAAGAGAAAGTTTCTTTTGCCTTGCTTCTATTGCTCGATCAGAGAAGCAGTGAAAGTATTCAAGGAGCGCTCCAATGACGTGCTCCGACAAACTAGAAACGAAGAAGTGCAATTGAAAGTTATCCGGAAGCTCTTGTTGCTGCACGGCATATTTGCTTTTGAAGTTGCAAGAGGCGAGGATGGGGCCTGAGGAAACGCTTTTGGTTGTTTTCGCTCCGCTGGCAGTTTACCTATTTCCTCTTTGGGTTGATAGCACGTTGAAAGGAGACATTTGGATGGATGGCGAAGCAGCGTTGATACTTTTTTACGTGATATCCTTGTTGCTTGTCTATTTGGTCTGAAAGCAGGGAGAAAGTTGTGATTAGATATATTGTCTTTGTCGTGCTTTTCGTTTTGGCGTTCTTCACAACTTTAGTTTTCATGATCTTCAAGTTCTGTGGATATTCATTCTGAAAGGAGGAAGAAAGCATGGATACAAGCGTAATTTTTTTCTTCTTGAACGGAGTCTGTTTCTGCATAGTGATGCAAGTGCTTTATGACGCATACAAGTATCGAAAAAAGACAAAAACGTTCAAGAAGTACGCTGACATCGCAATTACTACTGCGATGTACAAGGACATAGGCAAGACATTGGTTTATCCGGCGCTTGGGTTGACCGGTGAAGCAGGAGAGGTTGCGGAGAAAGTCAAGAAGCTTATTCGCGACAATAATGGAATTATTACAGATGAATTTCGAGAAGACATGAAGAGAGAGCTTGGCGACGTACTTTGGTACATCAACGCCTTGGCGCATGAACTTAGATTGGAGTTGGATGAGATTGCTTCTGTGAATCTCGAAAAGCTTTTGTCTCGAAAGAAACGCTGCAAGATTCAAGGAAGTGGAGACGACAGATGACAGATGATGAAAGAAATCTTTTGATTATTGTATCAACGATGACTTACACGAGCAACATTGCCCAAATTGACGCCTTGAAAAAAGAAAAACTTAGGATGGAAGGAGTGTCTAGAAAAAATATAGAAGCAGAGTTTGAAGAGGCTATGCTGTGCTTGAAGAGATAAATAGATTTGGCCTAAAAGTCGCACAATCAGCACACCCCCAATGCCGCTGGGACAAGCCTTCCAACTAGATTCAGCGCCGATACTTTTCACGCATATTCCTCCTACATGATTACAACTCAAACACTAAGAATCAAAGACACAGATCAACGCTCGTGGACTATCAAGACAGGCCGTGCGAAGCACGGTTGGTTGTATGAAGTTTACGTCAACGGTTGGCACTTGCCAGTTTCATTTGGATATCTCGGCACAGCCGACGTTTCTGAATTTCTCCTTGAGGATTTGCTTCGTCAAATAGTCAAGACGTTCCGCCAAACGCCTCTAGTGTCAGCAGGAGAAATTGGAAACACCAGCCCCCAAGCGAACAAGATAACAGCTCTGGTTGATGGGGTGCATGTTTACGCTCCGCTTCCACTTGAAGAGATTTCGGAGCACATCAAGTTCCTGTCTCGATACAAGCACACAGAGGAACCAGAAAAGCTTCTGGGCGACAAAGAGACAAGTGAGAAGCCAAAGCAAGACCTTGAATATACGCCTCCATTAGAACGGGATAAGGTTTTGTTCATTGGGGCGCATCAAGTTGTTTCCCCGAAAGAGTGTTGCGCCAAGCACGAAATGAGGATGCGCCCCATGGATGATGGGCGTTGTCCGCTTTGTATTTCAGAGCATGAGGATGGTGATTCCGTCAATGAAGTTGATAGCCCATGGGAAAGTGTGTCGCAGAAAGAAGGCAAAGGCATAGCACACTCCTTGCACGAAGGTGATGGCGAAGAGAACGAAGATAAATCGGAAATGGACTTGATCAGGGAAAGACTCCTTCGGAAGATACAAGACGCAGACACTCCGTCTTTTGGTAGTTTGATGAAGTACGAGGATATAATTGAGCACCCCATAGAAGCAGGAGAAGTAATTACAAGCATAAAGACAGGCATTTCGTATTTGATCATGGAAGTAAGAGAAGGAAGCAATAGGATCATGGGATGCGCAACTGAAAAGCCTGAAAAGGTGGTAATTTGTGCCTGTCTTGCTTCGCTTTCGGAAGAAGAAAGAAATTCATATTCTATGTTCGGAATTGAGAAAGTTTTTTGGGATCAAGCGACGAAGTATGACTGGAAAGATTTACGATTTACGGCTGCTCTTCATTATGATAGCATTTTAAGTAATGGGAGTGAAAACGATGAGAGGCAGGCCGATCAAGATTGAAGTGGACGGAGAAATGTATGAGTTTGAGCTTGCCAACATGAGCTGCGACACCGCACCTATGGGAAGCGCAAATGAACAACTTGTTTCCATCACAGTAAAAACGCCGCATTCAAAAAGTGCAAACTTCACGCGTGCTTTGGTGAGACACTTTTTTGGCCGGACCAAGGATGCACCTTGGCAAGGGGGGCGATTTGGTGGACGAGAATAAAACCCAAACTAAAATCATTTTCAACATTTACTTAGGATTTCAACTTTCAGAACCTTGAAAGGCGTTGTGAAAGCTTCAAAGAAAAGCTCGCAAGAAGTTTATCACCAAGGCCAATATGTAAAGTTGGTCCCTACCGAAGTCAGAAATCTCAAAAAAGGTGATTCAGTCATAGGTCCATGCGGCCACGAACGTATTGTGCGCGAAATCGAGGTAGACGGATTTCAATATCAAGTAGCGTTCAAAGGAACTGCCAAGAAGTGGTATCGTTCCAGCGATGAAGAGGTTTTGGTGGTAGTAAGGAAGTATGAAAAATAAAAACAAAAAGATTAAAGTTTCTTGGTCAAATTGTTTGATTCATGTTGTTGTTTGGGCCACGGTACTTTTGGCCGTTATAGTTTCAACGAGTTGTTTGGTTCTGTACATGATAGAATAGAGGAAAGAATGAAACCTGGAAAGTGGAAAGATTGGGCTTCCAAGATCAAAATAACAACTTGCAGAGTTGAAACAGAATTGCTCTCAACAAAAGATGAATTCAACTACACGTTTCGCCTAGGCAACACGTTATTTTACAAAGGGATATGCTTTGTTGTTCAAGACGTATTCAAAGATGCATGCGAACGGGAAATCCAAATTAGCGCCAAAGCGGAGTTTAGGTCTGGATTTGGAATGATGAACGTGAAGGCGATGTTGCCGGAATGTTTTGTTGAAAGTGTCGTTGATTCTCATTCTATCGTGATCTGCGTCATGGACATGTTAGTTCGGCAAGTTCATGAACAAACGAATAGCGTGTCTATATTTGTCGTGGATGAGCCTTTGCCGCATCCAGTGGATCGCTCCCCTGTTCTGCCGCCGCCAATGATAAAGCCTGTCATTTCTCCTTTTGTAATCAGGGCAGAGCATGAAGCGAAGAATCTTTTAGACATGCAAGAAAAAGCCCATAAGAATTACATCAACAGGATCAAGGAACTGTGGCGCGACCATTTCCCAGAAGCCTTAAAAAAGACGGATGATCCAGAGCTTGAAGACGGAGATGAACTCAGTTCAGACGAGGTTTATGCACTTAGACTAGACATCGAGAGTGCCCTTTGGCCAGAACACCTAAGTCAAAACCAGAAGAAGAGGAGTTGGTTGTCAAATCAGATTGATGCAAAAGCGTTGAAGATATAAACAAAGTGTGAGAAGGAATCGGTCTCAAGAAGTTATAGGGGTGAATGATGAGGAATTGCGAAAGTTGTGAATTTTGGAGTATGTCGATTTGCCACCGAGCAGGTTCGCCTTATCAGGGAGAGCGGACAAGGCCAGACTGCAATTGCGACATGCACGAATTCAAAAAACGAAAAGATCAAGGACTGAAGCTACAGGTGGTTGGATTCTCGCAACCACTTTCTGACGAAGTTTTCGCGATCAGCAGTCTGCGCCTCTGCCCGGGCACATCTATTCTGTGTCCTATGTGCTTCGGAATTGCCGTTGGGCATAGCATTTGTGGAACTTGTAACGGTACAGGACGGGTGGGGCTGGCCAAAGAGCAGCCTGGTTTAGTCAAAATCACTAACATTGGAAAGGCATAGCATGGAGGGCCCTGTATCCGATAAGCAGCATATGTACTATTTGTTGTCGAGAGGAGCGTTTGGAAATCGCTTCCATATATGGGAGAACGTGGATGACTTTGAGCGTTCAGGCTTTCGCGGTCTATGCGGTGTTCGGTGTTCGGACCAGCCCGGTGCGCCGTATTACCACCATTTGACGCCACATCAGGCGCTTTGGACAGCTTCTGTCTTTGAAGAAGCAGGATATCACCCGGTTATTTACGAGGCAAGTCCAGATCAATGGATCACGTTTCAAGGAGAAATCCTTGAAACTGAAGTTGGGCTTTACCTTGTTTATTCTCGTTTGAAAACGCACATGAGGGCTGCTTTGGCAGGAGAAAGCATCCACGTTTTTGGTATCGTTGCGAAGGATTTGTTGCGAGAAAAGTTGAGTGCTTCCAGCTATGAAGATTTGCAAAGTATATTCGACAATTATCCAAGTCATGTTGTTGAATTCACCGCTTATGAAGTTTTTGTTGGGTGCTTGAAGGGAAGGAATGCCGTTATTTGGGAAGTCAGGAACTATTGAAAGGATGAAAGATGCTACTTGTTGTTGTGAACGGAAGCATAAAGTGCCCTGTTGTAAAGGACAAGAATGGAGAGGAGTTTGGCGATTATCGCTGGGAAAGTGGTCAAATAAACAAAAGAGAATTGCCCACTTTCCTCGATGGGAGACTCAAAACTGGAGACATGGTCCAAGTGCTTTTCCCTGGAAAGGTGGAAGTAAAAGATTACAGAGGACACCAACCAGGGGAAGAAGGATATACATGTGCAACGACTGGTCACACTAGGGTTGTCGCGGTCTGCACCGATTGTGGAGTCAAAGTGCTTTCAAAAAGGGATGAAATATGATCAGCCCGATAGACATCAATCTAGCGTTGAATTACAACAGAGGGCAAGGGTTCACCTATAACGAAATCCTTCTGATTCAAAGAATATGTGAGGTGGAAGAAACAGGAATATGGAATAGGCCGACAATCGTTGGAATCTGCAGCTTCCAGCGCAGAGAAAATATTGAGCCTGATGGGAAAGTCTGGAGGAATGACAGAGGCAATACTTGGCCTGTCATCAAATCTGAAGCGCAACAATCTGTTATAATTCCGGAAAACATCCAGATAAGTTTGTGGCTAGATTGTGCGCCAAAAAAGATAATGACCAAGGAATACTTTGAGGAACTTTCTGCGCTTGGAATATCTAATGTCGCTTTCATGATCAACGAAATGAACACCCGCAAAGGTCTTGATCCGTGGAGTGTGCGTTGGGGCTATGAGCATTTGAAAAAGGCAACGGATTTGGCCGCAGAGCACAATATTGGCTCCACACTTACAATTTGGCCGCAGCCGAATAAGTCTGTGATTGACGCTTCCATGAAAGACATCGAAGGAATGATTATTTTGCCAGGCGTGGAAGCTCTGGAAATAGACACAGAAGGGAATTGGAGAGATTGGGCGCTCGATGGTTTCAAGAGCATGAAAGAGGCAGGCAAATATCTCGCAATCAAAATGAGGGCAGCGTGTGAGTTGAACGGCCACGCCCATACAGAGCTTACAACATATCCTTCTCATGAAGAAAACAGTCCATATGCTGTAATTGCCAAGTTCATGGATGTACTTCTTCCACAGTGTTATTCGATACGGAATAGGGAAGGCAGGCCAACACCCGTGCCTTGGAATCATCGGTATGGCCCCGGCAGAATGCAAGATTGGGGCATGGCTCGTGCTGCCCTTGTCCCTGGAAAAAGACAGCATTTGGCTTGTGGCCTTGCCGCTTGGGACCAAGCAGGTTGGGAAGAAAAATTGCCAGAGGAAGCGATGGAAATGGCTTTCAAAGCAGCTATAGCGTCAGGAGTGAAAGAGGTGCGCTTCTGGTCGTCCAAATTTATCGTTGGGAATCGTTCAAATGGGTATTCAAAAAGTTTCTGCGAGAATATCCAAAGGCTAAAAACGGGTTGAGGGAGTTTGATGGAAGAAAGTCAAAGAAAAGTTGAAGCTGCTGTAGAAGATATTGAGCCTGCAGAGGTTTTCAGAATGTGCTCGGAAGCTTTCAATGCGCTTCCGATGGAAGTCCAGATTTCTGTCGCGAATAGCGTCACAAAGCTTTTGAAGGCAGCTTTCGCTGCAACGCTTGAAAAGTCAAGAAAAGAAGAACACACAAAACCTTTGGGCCTCTGTTTGAATATGATAACTTCTATGTTGAGGTGTACAGATAGAGCTTTCGTTCTTAGGCGCAGCGAGTCATGCCTACGCTTTCACCAAAAAAGCGTAGTGCTTGGAGCGCATGGAGAATCAAAAGTAGAAATCGGCTATAAAGGTGCGCTTCCAGGCAGAGGCGATTCAGCGGATCACATGGCAAAAACTGCTATGGCTGTCGTAAACAAAATGTCTCAAGATATGGGCTCAAAAGCCATAAAAGCTTTGTCTAAAAAGTTTCAAATCTGAATTTCACGCCTTGCGGGTTGTCCATATACAAGCGAATCAGTTATATTGGAACAGAGGTAGAAAATGCTAGGAATAGACCACGGCTTGACAGCCGCAGACATACTGGAAGCGAAGTTGACGATTTGGGAGATGCTTTGCAAGGGTGAGACTGATCGCGAAATAATCGAAATTTTAGGTTTGCCTGTTGATGTTTATTTGGCTTTGAAAACTCAAGCTATAGACGAAAAAGCACAAGAACTCAAATCGAAACCTCCAGAGCATGTATATGTAGAACACCTTTTGGTTCAACAGAAGAGTATTCGCGACCTTACAGATATGATCAAGGAGTTCAAGGCCACCAAGCAATATAATGCCATGGTTGGCGCTGTAAAAGCTCGTGCTCAGCTCTATGATTCTCTTCTTTCAAAGGGACAAGAGTGTGGCGTGTTCAGAAAGACTCCCGAAAGGCGAGAATTGGTGGCAGGAGTTGTCGTTGCTGACCTCTCAAGCGAGGAGTTGAAGGCGGCAATCACAAAGGCTATATGTGGATTAGATGGAATGATGCGCAAATACGGTGAGTGCGATATCATTGATATGGCTCCTGATGGCCTTCATTATGGCCCATCACTTTCAGCCCGCACAGAAATAGAAGAAGAGAAACCAAAGGTTGTCGCTCCCAAAACCAAAAGAGTGCGGTCAAAAACTACCAAAACATCAAAAGCGTCAAGAGGGAAAAGGGTGAGAATAAGATGAAGAGGAAACATTTGATGGCAATAATTGTTGCTCTTTCGATAGCTATTGTGGCTATTATTGGGGTTGTTTTAGGAATAGCATTGAATGATCGTAAAGAAGTAACGGTTGCCGGTGTTTGTTGGTCGGAAGCATCTGTGATTCGTTACGAGTGGGATGGTCCGCAGGAGTGTTCACCTATTGAGTGGAATAGAGATTCATTCCCGTTGCTCGTTCACGCAGAAGCAGCATATCCTGATTCTCCTGATCCAAATAAAGCTGTGCTTCACGCAATTGGCTTTATCAACCAAAGACTCGGGTTCAGAGCATTCAACGGTTCAGAAAATAAACGTCCAGATGTGTACGTGAAAATAGGTGTTTCGCAAGATGATACTTGGGATGAAGCTGGAGGCAGAGCGTATCACAAACGTGATGCGAATGGAAGAATGATTGGATACGTTGAAACTTGTAACGTTGGCGAAATTTCGATGTTGAATTTGGTTCTTATCCATGAACTTTTACACATACTTGGTCTTGGACACGATGATTGGGAAGGATCAATTATGTATAGCGTTCAACAGACGACTACAGAAGAAGTTGTGAACCTTGGGCGTTTATGGATCAGCGATGCTGATACTTTGTACCTTCAACGTTACGCACCCCGCTAGACTATTCGCCAATTTCAAGCTATTTTCAAATCTACCGCCCCAGCCTCTGTTGTAGAGGCAGGTTTTGGTCAAGGGCTTGGGCCAAAAACTATCAAGGGCAAATCACACCACAGGAGGGTGACAATGGGCTCAGGAGTTAACAGAATGGTTACCGGCAGCGTTGTTCTTGCCGGGACAGCGTACAATGTTCGCACAGTTGGCTTTCGTCCACGTAAAGTGGAGCTGATGAATAGCACAGGTCTTGTGCTTGCTCGGTGGCAATCCTCGATGCCTGATGCTTCCGCTATGAAGCAAGTCACAGCCGGCACCATCAGTTATGTCACGTCAAACGGCATTACACCTCTTTCGGATGGTTTCACCATTGGCGCTGATAGCGATATCAACGCTGCCGATGAGCGTGTTCATTTCGCTGCTTGGGAATAGGCGGTCATGTCGAAGGGGTGACTTATGAGTAACTCCATTACAGCAGCGCCGGAATACGGGCAACATCGCAAAAACGTGACAGCCGTTGATTCGGGCGACATTACAGACAAGAGAAGAGGCATGAATTGTGGTTCGTATCGAGTTGCGAACGTGCAAATTGTTCCTCTCACCGTGGCAGGCAATCCGACTGTCGAAATCTTGTTTTGGTCCGAAAAGGCGGGCAAATTTATTCGTTCACACACAGCTCTGACCAGAGCAGGCGTTGGTGCGGGCGTGTCGTATGAGTTTTCGGTTGAATGCAACGGACGAATCATGTTCGTTTTCGTGACCGGAACGCTTACAGGCGGTGTCGATGTTTACGTCAGCGGGTTTGAGATGGACCACGACTTGTAGAATAGTACAAACATGACAGCATTATCCGTCAAGTTGATCGGCCCAAAAGCTATCGAAAAGGCGGAACGCAGCGAATTGGTCAGCCTTTATGACCATTATGTTTCCATGGGGAATGAATGGCTGCGTCGTCAAATCATAGAAAACAATAGAGTGGATATACTAGCTCAAGCACTTTTGGGTCTTGAGATCAAGCCTTTCCACCTTGCCATGTTGAGGTGGCAGTTTTTTCACAACGAAAGCATGCAATTGGTGTTCCGTGGAGCTGGAAAATCTACAGTTTGCACGATTGCGAAAGCGATTCACTACCTTTTGAAAAACCCAAACTTGCGCATACTTATAGCTTCAAAGACTTCAACGCATGCAGAAGCGTTCTTGAAAGAAATCAAAGTACACTTTGAAGAAAATAATAGATTAATAGAAGTTTTTGGCGCTTATTACGATTCAAGGAAAGTGTCAAAATGGGATTCTCGTGAAATCGAGGTTCTGCCCCGGACATTGGTTGCGAAAGAGGCATCAATTACGTGTATTGGCGTTGAGGGTATGGTCGTTGGGAAACATTATGATATCATCCTTAGCGATGATCTCGTTGATGAGGATAATTCTCGTACCAAAACACAAAGAGAGAAAGTAAAGGTTTGGTATTACAAGACACTTGATCCTACACTTGAGCCGCCTGATGCAGAAATTCCGCACAGAGGCGAACACCATAGGCTAGGAACACGCTATCATTATGACGATTTGTACGGGCACCTGGAAGCTAATGAATTATCTGAGCACACGCAGACCATCCCGGCTTTGAATGAACACAATCAATCACCTTGGCCGGAAAAGTTCCCTCCAGAATGGTTTTCTAATAAACGCAAAAAGTCTGGAATTATCATTTTCAATTCTCAGTATCAATGTGATACAGAGGCAATGAAAGGTGAAATCTTTCAGTATGACGATTGCCAAATTATTCCTGTTGATAAGTTGCCGGCAAAGTTGCGCATTTTCATGGGCGTTGATTTGGCCATTTCGGAAGCGGACAAGAACGATAAATTTGCAATTGTTGTTATTGGAACAGACATTGACATAAAATATTACGTTCTTGATTATTACGAAGGAAGATTGAGATTTGGCCAACAAACTAACAAGATAATAGAATATTATAAGAAGTGGCGGCCTGTGCGGGCAGGAATTGAAATCAATGCTTATCAAAAAGCACAATATCATAATTTGCGCGATGAAGTCACCGTTGAAAAACATGGAATTGATGGCAAAGACCTTAGGCTAAAAGGGATAAATACCGACAAAGACAAAATCACAAGAGCGTGGAAGCTTTCTCCTATATTTGAAGATAGGAGAATATTCTTCAAAGACAACCAACACCTTCTGATAGAAAACCTTGTTCTTTTCCCTAATCACAAATACAAAGACCTCTTTGACGCTTTGGACCTTGCTGTAAGGTCAAGTAGACTGAGGAAGCGTCGTAAAAAAAGGCGACATGAACCTGGAATTATTTGAGGTTACCATGGCATCCAACGAAGTCATCAGCATATCAAAACGGGCATCGCAGTCAACGGCAACAAGCTCATCTGTGAATCAACAAGCGTTAGGCGGAATCAGAGCACGGGTTGTTGGCATTGTAAAAAGGGTGGATGACGGCCAAGCTCCATCCGGAACGCAGACCTTGCCTGAGGATCCATTTAGAACGCTTGCCGCAGAAGGGAAGATCATTGAGCCGCCTTTTGATATGTTGACTTTGGCCATGCTTCCGGAGCACTCTTCTGAACTTGGGCAGTGTATTGAGGCGATGCAGATAAATATCGAAGGATTTGGCCACCGTCAGCGTTCACGCGTGAGGTTGGAGGCTCCGAAAGGCGCTGAAGAGAAAGTAGCGCCAGAAACTATAAGGCAAGAAGTTCTGAAAGAAAGAACATACCTTGTCAACTTTTTTGAATATGCTACTGAAGAGTCTTTTGTTGAATTCAGAAAAAGGCTAAGGAAAGATGAAGAGACAACCGGTAATGCCTACTTTGAAGTCATCAGAGGGGCAAACGGGAACATCCAAGCTTTCAAGCACATTCCTTCGTATCAGATGCGGTTGAGCCGGCAAGATGATGAACTTGTCGAGTGGAAGCGTCCAATTCTTGAACTTCAAGTCGATGGAAGCGTTGAAATAAAGGAAGTTGGCGAACTAAAAAGGTTCAGAAAATTTGTTCAAAGCACGGTCATCCACCGAAGGAACTTGACGATGCTTGGGAATAAAAAGCGTTGGTTCAAGGAATTTGGCGACCCCAGGGTGTTGAATAACCAGACCGGAGAATTTGATAATAAAACGCCTCTGAAAAACAGAGCAAACGAAGTGGTTCACCTCAAGCTCTATAGTGCGAGAACACCTTATGGATTGCCGAGATTCATTGGCAACCTACTATCCATCTTTGGGGATAGAGCATCAGAAGAGATCAATTACGTCACATTTCGGAACAATAACATCCCTTCAATGGTCGTGCTCTGTTCAAATGGCCAACTTACAGATGGAACGATACAGAGGATTGAGTCATTCGTTGAATCGAATATTCAAGGTTCTGACAACTACAGCAAGTTTCTGATCATCGAGGGTGAAACGTCTGCTGAAGATGGAGAGGATGCCGGGCAGATAAAGTTGGAAGTCACACCTCTTACAAAAGACCAACATGATGACGCCTTATTTCAAAACTATTCAAAGAATAACCAAGACAAGATCAGGCGTGCTTTTCGTTTGCCTCCTATTCTTGTTGGACGGTCTGATGATTATACGAGGGCCACTGCTGAATCAAGTAGAAGACTTGCCGACGAACAAGTGTTTGCTCCAGAACGCGATGAATTCGATAATTTGATGAACCGGGTGATTTATCCGGTCATGGGGGTCAAATACCATAAATTCAAGAGTAACAGCCCTAATACGACAGATAACGAGCAATTGGTCAAGATTCTCGCTGGCGCTGAAAAGACGGGTGGCATGACTCCAGCAATAGCACGCATCGTTCTCGCTGATATTTTGAGTCAAGATATCGCCGATGACTTCCCTGCAGATTTTCCTGTGAACGTTCCTTTTAGCCTGACTATGGCAGAAGCGGTGAAAAATAAGGCAGAGGCGAGCGAACCAGGCCAACAAGTTACAGCGTTAAAAACCTTGAAAGCCTTTCAAGGAGAATCATTGCCGGATATGCCTACTGGCGACCCTGTCCTTGACCATATTATGGAAATCAGAAAGGCTATTGAAGAGGATTGGGATAAAGTGGAAAGCACAGAAAGGCCACTTCCACGTCAAAATCAAAAGGTTGATTGATGTGTGAATCATGTGATATTGCGGCGAAGTACGATAGAGTTGTTGCTGCTGATGAACTTATCGCTAAAGCTCTAAACATTTCAGAGCTCACAATGATGGCGAAAAGGGAGCAGCGTTTGCGAGAATTCATTGATAAAATCTGGGAAAGCAGGCGTGTGCAGGCTTCTGTGCGTGCTCGAAACCTTGCCGGAGAAGGCAAAACTGCCAAAGTAATAAGCGCTGCTATCCGTAAGATCATGTCAAAATGGTCTGACGATATCTTGGGAAGATACAACAAGGACACGGAAGAAGTCTACAAACTTGCCAGAATAGTTGGCTTGAAAAAGGCGAAGAAAAAAGTAAAAGGTTCTTTGGCATACAATACGCCTAATTTTACAGAAATGGAAGAAAAAATCAAAAAGGCTGTTGCGAGCGTGGCTCCAAGTTTCGATTTGGCCGATGAAGCAGCAATTGACATGTTGAAAAAGAATAATACATTTTGGATAGGCGAACACTATGACAGAGGCCTAGCAGACACCATTTCTTCCACAACGAGTGAAGTTCTAGCAGAGACAGGCACAGCTAGGCGCACAGCGGCAATTCTTATGGCTGAGCGTGTGCGAGAGGCACTAGGAACCGTGATTACACCAGGAGGATTCCACGGAAGTTCTTTGCAGTACTTTGAAGGCTTGACCGCGAACACTATGACAGTCGCAAGAGTGTTCGGCCAAATGCGATCATTTGGCGATGTTGGCATAACTCGATACACGATCAACAACCCGCAAGATTCTCGCACTTGTAAGGTCTGTAGTCACATGGACCAAAAGACCTTTGAAGTGAAACAAGGGTATGCGCAGATGGAAGCGGAGCTTGCGGCCGATTCTCCGGAGGACATCAAGAGGATTCACCCGTGGTTGAATCATACGCAATTGCGCAGGATTTCTCCGACAGGTGGTAGAATGACAGGCCGTGCCGGAGCAGTTGATTCGAGAAATCTTTCTGCAGCCGGCATAGCTTTGCCTCCTTTTCATTTCCGATGTCGGTGTACAGTTGATATTGATCCCGCTGTCGC